TAAGACAATCCGCGCAGGGCATCATTCCTGGCTAGGATGGGTGGTATGCCTGGGCCAGAGTTCAAGGACGGAAAACCAACCCGTCTGCTGCTGTCACTGAGAGCATGGGGTGCGTCATCCAAGGCAGACGCTAAGGCTAAAGCTAAGGCTATCAGCGAACGCAATAAGGGCAAGTGACATGGATGTCAGCCAGCTACTCCGCGCATTGGGACTAGAACAGGCTTACGGGGCTTACCAGCGCAATGTTGGTGAGCCTTTTGCTGCTATGGTCGGCGGTGCTGGCAGGGGTTATCTCGGGCTGGATAAACCGGAATACGGTGGTCTGCTGGCAGAGGAGTCTTACAGGACTGGTCAGGCGTTAGGGAATATGCCTGGGATCGGAGCGCCAGCAGGAGCGTTCTCTGTTGGTGCTAAAGCTGCTGCACAGGTTCCAGGTTTGTTAGCAGATGCTGTGCAGATGATGAAGGCTAACCCGGAAGCTGGTCTGCTTGCTATCACTGGCTATCATGGAAGTCCACACAGATTCAGCAAGTTTGATGCAAGCAAGATTGGTTCTGGTGAGGGTGCTCAGGCTTATGGGCACGGCCTGTACTTTGCTGAGAATCCCAAAGTAGCAAAAGATTATGCGGTTAATCTTGCAAACCGCGACTTAGCCAATCAAGGCAGGCTCAATGCTCATGCTAATGCTCAGAGACTAGTAGCCATGGCTGGCGATCCGAAATACGCTGCTGACGATATTCGGTTTGTATTAGAAGTAAATCCAGAGCATGAACAGGCTGGGTTGCTTAAGGCAACGCTTGAAATGTTGGAGTCAGGCGCTTATGCCAAGCCACTTAAAACTGAAGGCTCCCTTTACACCGTTGACATCCCTGATGAAAAGATTGCCCAGATGCTTGATTGGGACAAGCCGCTGAGTCAGCAGCCCAAGGCAGTGCAAGAAGCATTGAAGGCAAGTGGTTTACAGCTTGAGGCTGATCAAATACCCAAAATCGCAGCCGACAAAATACGCGCCTTGGCAGCGCAGCCTGGACTTGCTGATTGGGCTAAGTCTGATTTACTTAAAGACGCCGCAACAGTAGAGAAGTCGCCATCGCTAAAGCATGTTGCTGGCGTACTTAAAGGCATGCAGTTCGGTTATGGCATTACGCCAGATCATGGGCCATTTGCGCCAGTTGCCCAAGACTTCTTGGACTTTGTTAAGGCAACTCAACTAGTTCCTAACATCGAAACTGGTGGTGGGTTTTTAGGCATGTTGCAAGCAACGCGTGGAGGGCCGGAAGGTGCTGCCGAGGCGCTGCGCCAAGCAGGGATTCCTGGTGTCCGGTATTTAGACCAAGGATCACGAGGGTCAGTAAAAGGGACTAGCAATTTTGTCGTGTTTCCTGGAGAAGAAGAAGCAGTGCGTATCTTGAACGTCGAATGATCGTAAACCACGATCCATACTGGCATTGTGTGATAGATGACTTCTTCACTAATCCAGATCAGCTAGCAGAAGAGTTCCCGCAGCCAGACGATCCATGCTGGTTTCGGTATGACAATCCGTTAGAGGTCAAGCGTACCTGCAACGACTGGCACAAGTTCCCACCAGAGACATACAAGACCTTTGCTTGGCTAACCAGCGACAGGTTCACAGCTAACCTGGAGGCAATGGTAGACGAGGATCTGTTCGCTGACCAAGGACTACACGGTGGTGGCTGGCATCAGCACAGCAGAGGAGGGAAGCTCAATGTTCACCTGGATTACAACATACATCCGAAGCTACATTTACAACGCCGGCTTAACCTTATTGTTTACCTGTCTCCTGAATGGCAACCGGAATGGGGTGGTGGGTTGGGCTTGTACCAGGACAGCAGAACTCTTGCAAAGGTCATTGAGCCGAAGTTCAACAGGGCAGTGATCTTCGACACCAGAGGCTCATGGCATGGACTGCCTGATCCAATCCAATGTCCAGCAGGTGTAACCAGAAACTCAATCGCTGTATACTATTTGTCTGAACCGGCAGCAACCACAGACAATCGTAAGAGAGCATTGTTTGCACCAACACCGGAGCAGATGGGTGATCCAGAGATCGAAAGGTTGATTAAGGATCGAGTAAAGGTAAAGTAAACCGATGACCCGTTAGGAGTCGGAATGATAGAGAAGATTGGAATCGACAAGCTGATTCCATACGCCAGGAATGCGCGTACACACTCGGACGAGCAAGTTGCACAGATTGCTGCCAGCATCCGAGAGTTTGGGTTCAACAACCCTGTCTTGATAGCAGACGACAACAGCATCATTGCCGGTCACGGCAGGGTGATGGCTGCTCGAAAGCTAAACCTGTCAGAAGTGCCTTGTATCAGGTTGAGTCATCTGTCAGAGACTCAGCGGAAGGCTTACATCCTGGCCGACAACAAACTCGCGCTGAATGCTGGATGGGAGAACAACCTCCTATCTGTCGAGCTAGATGAGCTTGTCAATAGCGGGTTTGACATCAGCCTTACTGGTTTCACGCAAGAGGAAATGGATGCGCTGAAGCCAATAGAGGTGACGGAAGGACTGACGGACGAGGATGAGACTCCAGAGGTTCCGGATGAGCCTGTCACACGATTGGGTGATGTCTGGCTGCTAGGCAAGCATCGGGTGATGTGCGGGGATAGCACAAGTATTAATGCGGTCAAGCAGTTGATGGCAGGAAACAAGGTGGATCTGGTATTTACTGACCCACCATATAACGTGGCATTTAATGGTCGGTCAGGTAAACACGACGTCATTAAAAACGATGATTTAAGTGACCAAGACTTTGACAACTTCATTGGCGAGGTTTGCAACACCATTTCCGCAATGCAGCCAAAGGCGTATTACGTCTGGTGCAACTGGAAGTTTTATGCAGTGTTGCAAGGTAGACTGGAATACAAAGCCTGCATCGTTTGGGCAAAAAACGTGTTTGGCATGGGTAAAGGCTATCGCCATCAGCATGAGTTTTGCTTGTTTAATGGCTCCATTGACGAGGTTATAAAGAACGAGTCCGACCTTTGGTCAATCAAAAAGGACACAAACTACGTCCATCCGACGCAAAAGCCGGTAGCTCTGTCTATTCGGGCTTTTGGAAACCACATCAAGCTTCTGAACGTGCTTGACTTATTTGGCGGGTCTGGCTCAACATTAATTGGCGCAGAGCAAACTGGTCGCAATGCGTTCTTAATGGAACTCGATTCAAAGTATTGCGACGTAATCGTAAAGCGATGGCAAGACTTCACAGGAAAGAAAGCAACACTAGAATCTACTGGTCAATTGTTCGATGAGGTAGGTAAAAAACGTGACTAGAAAACTAGGTGCGAAGGATCACAAGCCTACAGACGAGAACCGTAGGCTGGTTAAGATGCTTGCCGCAGTAGGTGCAAGGGTCGATGACATTGGTACAAAGCTAGGCATCAGCCATGACACGGTGCTGAAGTATTACCGGCAGGAACTTGAGGAAGGTAGGATCGATGCTAACGCTCAGGTCGCTCAGACTCTGTTCCAGCAAGCAAAGTCAGGAAACATCGCAGCGATGATCTTCTGGATGAAAACTCGCGCAGGGTGGAAGGAAAAGACCACCCATGAGCTTGTTGGCGCTGATGGTGGGCCAATTCAGTCTGCAACTATTCTAGAGGTGGTCGGGGTTGAGGCAAAGAGTCGAACTGCCGAATAAACTTCTGCCGCTGTTCCATCCAAGACGCTACAAGGTTTTGCACGGTGGCAGGGGTTCAGGCAAGTCCTGGTCGATTGCTCGGGCATTGGTAGCACTCGGAGCATCCAAACCGATCAGAGTTCTCTGTGCTAGGGAGACGCAGAAATCCATCCAGGAGTCCGTTCACCGGCTGCTGAAGGATCAGATCAGTCTGCTCGGACTGGATGCTCTGTATGAGATCCAAGAGAACCGCATCCTGGGTTCCAACGGGACAGAATTCACCTTTGCAGGTATTCGCCAGCAAGGTGTGGCAAACATGAAGTCCTACGAAGGGACTGATATTTGCTGGGTGGAAGAGGCGCAGGTTGTCACTCGCAAGTCCTGGGATGTGCTGATACCAACGATCCGCAAGCCTGGATCAGAAATCTGGATCAGCTTCAATCCAGAACTTGATACAGACGAAACCTTCACTAGGTTTGTGGCGCAACCACCGTCTGATTCCTGGGTGTGCGAGGTAAACTGGTCAGACAATCCTTGGTTTCCGGAAGAACTCGACAAGGAGCGCAGAGACTGGCTAGACCGAGATCCACAGGGCTATCTCACTGTCTGGGAGGGTAGATGCAGACCTGCTGTCGATGGCGCGATCTACGCCAATGAGATTGAGGCTCTACAGAGGGAAGGCCGAATCAGGTCTGTGCCATACGATGCAACGCTCAAGGTTCACACTGTCTGGGATCTGGGTTGGAACGATTCCATGTCGATCATCTTTGTCCAGAAGGTTGCCTCAGAAGTCAGAATCATTGACTTTATCGAGGACTCTCATCGAACCATTGACAGCTATGTCATGGAGATCGAGTCGAGAAAATGGAGATGGGGAACAGACTTCATCCCGCACGATGGAGCAAACAAGAACTTCCAGACCGGTAAGTCCACCCAGAACCTCTTAGAAACGCTTGGAAGGCGAGTTACCGTACTGCCAAGGGGTAACCCAGAGGAAGGCATCAGAATCGCCAGGATGGTCTTTCCAAGGGCTTATTTCGATGCTGACAAAACGATGGAACTTGTAAACCATCTGAAACGGTATCGCAGGGCTATCAATCAGGTCACGAATGAGGCTGGTGCGCCATTGCATGATGAGCATTCTCACGCTGCTGATGCATGGCGTTATCTTGCAGAGTCACTGGAAATGATGTCCAATGACGATTGGGGTAAACCGATTAAACATAGTGCAAAATGGGTGGTTTGATGCTAGTTCCGCAGGGAAACATCGTTCTACGTCGAGATTTTGACCAAACCATTCACGAATTGCGTGAGCGCATTCGCCAGTTGGAGCAGGAGATTGCTGCGCTGAAACAGGCAGATCCTCAACCCAAACGGCAATACACTCGCAGGGCAGAGGTGCAAAATGGATGAAGGTAGGCTCAAGGGCATTCTGTCGTCTGAGATTGATGACGCTATCGGCTATCTCGACACAGAGACTTCCGCTGAACGCGCAAAAGCGATGGATTACTACCTCCGCAAGCCTTATGGCAACGAGGTAGAAGGTCGCTCACAGATCATCACCGCAGAGGTTGCAGAGGCTGTAGACGGTGCTTTGCCTGATCTGATCCGGGTATTCACTCGCGCAGACGACATCATCCAGTATGAGCCTGTTGGCCCAGGTGATGAGGAAGGTGCGAAGCAAGCAACCGATTACGCAAACTGGGTGTTCTACAAGCAAAACCCTGGTTTTACCATCCTGCATAACTGGTTCAAGGATGCACTGCTTCAGAAGACCGGTACGGTCAAAGCGTATTGGGATGAGAAGCTGGATGTGATCGAGGAGGTTTACAAGAACCTCTCAGAGATCGAGCTTGCACTGTTGCTGGCAGACGGAACTAGACAGGTTGTTGCAGAGCAGATCGAGGAAGTCGAGGTTGACGGTCAGGTCATGCAGACGCGCAGCGTTGTCGTCCAGCAGCGCAACAAGATCGGTCGCGTTGTCGTGGAGAACGTACCTCCGGAAGAGTTGA